ATCCTGCGTAACGTGCAAAAATAACCCATTGTCCTTTTTTGCACCACGGTCCTGTTGGAAATTTTTCTTTATCGTGATAGGCCAACGGTCCCATCTTTATTACATAACCACAATTTGTAGCTATTCGTAATTTTTCTAGTGATTCTTGCGCAATAATTATTCCACCTTTAGTTTTTTCTTTTGGTGTAAAAGGTAAAACTAAAAGTCTCCAGCCACTTGGCTCAGGCAACTGGTCTGTAACAGCTTTTATACTATCTGGATTTAAAGGTTCTTTTTCTTCTTGTGATTTGTATTTTTCCTCCAAAGCGTTTTTATGCTTTGGTATTTCCTTTTCCGATGTCGATAACATTTCCTTGCTCATCTTTTTGCTCCTTATTTTCTAGCAGGTTAGAGATTTCCTGTAACAAGTACTGATATGTACGTGCCTGTCCTAACATATATTGATATTTTTCCATATTGTCAACCCCACCTGTAATCATAGTATCCCCAACAGCTTGAAGTCTATCTTTTAATATTTTTTGTATTTTTGATACAATTACTAATCCGTCCATCTTTCTATCACCTTTATTTTTTCTTCCGCATCTACAATAACTTGTAGAAGTTTATCCATTTCATCCAAGTGTTGTGGATGTTCACCTATGCCCACGGAGTTTCTAACATAGATATTTAACGTAGCAACGGATTCTGCAATTTGCGCTTCATATCTTTTTTTAAGCGCGTTTAGTTTGTCTGATTGCATCTTTTCCTTTCTTTGCTATTTGTACAACTTTATTCTTACCCATAACTTTTGCTCTTTGCTCCATTACAGTTAAGATCTGTATTTTTCTTGCAAAAGGTTTGTTTATTTTTTTAACTTTTGCAACAGTTGCTCTGGCATCTGCAGGCGTTGCAAATTTTATTTTAACTGTATCTCTAGGATTCTCATCTGTATACAATCTTCTATCTGAACCTTTTGGTTTTTTACCAGTGCCTACTTTAGGATCTGCCACGTTTCATCTCCTTAATATGCTTTTTAATAATTTTAGATTGTTTCTTGTGTAGCTTAGAAGCCTTATTTAAAGCCTTAGCTACTTTTTTTAGTTTTTTTACCATTGATAACTCCCTTTAACATTTTAGCTTGACCAGCGTGTAGTTTAGAGGCTTTGTTCAAACCTTTAATTACTTTTTTAATTGTTCTTTTTTTCTTTAACATTTCCATCTCCTTCTTGCCTGACGTAGACGTGAGTTTGGATCTTTCGCTGCTTTAGGGAATTTTTTCATTTGTCCTAGTGATCTAGCGCAGTATGACTTTCTGCGATTAGCAGCTTTTGATCCAGGCTTCACTTTTCCTGTCACGGCTGTTTTTAGTTTAGAACCGGGATTTAATCTTCTATAGGCTTTGACACCGGCTTGAGTCATACCTGCTCCAGACTTTGTAGGTCTAAAGTTCTTTTTGTTTCTCGCTGGCATAGTACCTTTTGAGTAATAGCTTCTCACTACACCATACCTTTATAATATTTTTGATAGCTTTTATTGCCAACTTTTACACCACCTAAATCACCTTTGATATGTGTGCCCGTATAATTTCTTTGAGCTTCTCTAACCATAGCCATACCGCCATCCTCTGCTTTCTTTCTTGATGTAAATGTTTTTACGTTAGTTGGTTTAGGTCCCACATTGGCAGCTGCCCGTTTCCTGGCAACGGCAGATCTTCTCTGACCCTCTGACATTCTTCTCGCTTTCGCTAGAGGCACGCATTTTGGATACTTCCGTTTCGCGTCCGCTTTCTGTTTTGAACGGCCACACTTTGAGAAAGAACCATCTTTTCGCTTGCTCCCAATATCTACCCATTTTTGTTTGAACCATTTGTCTAAACCGTTCTTTGCCATTTTATTTATTTGGTCTTCGTGCCTTGCCAAATCCTTTTACTTGTATACAGCCACCGTCTTTAAGACCTTGTCTTTTTAATCTTGCAGTAGCTTCCATAAGACCACCCTCTGCTTTTTTACCTCTGAAGTCTTTTCTTTTTACACCAGAAGGATCTTTAATTTTTCCTGCACATATTTTAGATGCGTAGGCATTTGCATATGCGCTTGGGTACACGGCGAATTTTCTTTTCGCTGCTGCTTTACCTCTAGGACAAAGTTTAGTCATAATTAAGCCTTTGCTGTTTGTTTAGCTCGTTTAAAATTAGCTGCTGTAGGTGCACCTTTTGCACCTTTTTTTCTCATTTTACCTCCACGCTTTCTTTTAGCGTGAATGTTTGCATACAGACCTTTACCAGCCATTATTTTTTCTTCTTCATTTTGGCTTTTTTCTTTTTAGCCATTACGAATTTTTTAAGTTGTGGTGGTATAGAACCTTTTTTCATAGCTTCTCTTTTTTTCATCATCATCATAGAGCCGCCACCCATTTTTTTAACTCTGCCACCCATCTTCATTTTACCAACACCGTCAGCAGCATAAAAAGGAACTTTCTCACCTTTTTTATTAGTCACCATTTTTAATTTAGTGCCTTTTTTGAGCATAGTTCTTTTTTTCATCATACCGCCGCCCATTTTCATATTTCTTTTACCGTAATCGTTTCTCATTATTTTTTTCCTCCGTTTCTAAATATTTGTGTACCCTTTATACCAAAAATACTGGCAACTACAAGCACCCATAAATTGGTAAACCATTTTGGAAGCTCGTGAAAGTATTCGAAGAACAACTTTACCTTCTCCATAGCAGTCGGATCGTCCGACATAACTGCCCACATTAACACCACGATAGGGGCCGAAATTATAACGAGGACAAATTCATCTTTATAATCGTTTTGACGGGCCTCTAAGAGTTTGCCCTGGTAAGATTCTTCTCCTCGGGCCATCTTTTCTGCGTGCATTAACTGTGCATCAGACATAGCCATCTTAGTTTTTTGTCTATTTGAATATATTTTAGCTCCTGCTTGCATTGCTATCTTTGCTAAACTAAACCACGCCATAAATTACTCCTTTTTTAACTCGTTTTGTAAGATTGTTTTCTCAATAGACGTATCAGCACGTAAATTTGCTAGTTTTTCGTTTTGTTCAAGCTTTTCTTCTTGTGTATCTTTGTTTAACATAGCTCTCATACGGTCAAGATTGATTCTTTCTTCACCTTCTTGTCTTTTTCTAGTATTTTCTTGTGCTTGTAGGTCTAATTCTCTTGCTCTAAGCATTGCAATCGGGTCATTTCCAAATTTAGAAGTAATTCTTGTTTCTTCTTTCATATATTCTTCTGTCATCTCCGATATTAACACTGCTTTTCTACTTTCAATTCGTTGTTGAAGTGCCATTACTTCTGCTTGCATCTGTGGATTTGTCATAGATTGTTGCATCATCATTGCTAATCTAGGTAATTCTTCTCTAAATTCTAATTCTATCTGTTCTTGTGCCATTAAACTTATATGTTCAAGTATATTTTTTTGTATTGCAGCACCAACCATAGGTGCATTTCTTACCATATTGGTTTGTAAAAAATTTAAATGCGCTGTGATGTGTGCTTGATGGTCTTGACCAGGAAAGGCTTGAAACGGTTTACCACCTAGCGCATCAATATGTTCTAATGCTGGATCTTTTGGTGTTGGTGGTAATGGTTTTTTTAAAATTAAATCAATATCTTTCACACCTAACGCTTCATACATATTTCTATACACTTCGTATTGATTATGAATGGCTGGATTAGAGGCAGCCAGTTGCATTTCTGTCTGTGCGAGGGAGATCCTTTGTGTCTGAGAAAAGATATTAGGATCTGCAACTGGCAATATATCTACTCTGTCATCGAAGTCTAATTGTTTTACCTGCCTCTGGCCTCCGACAACATCATAGGGGTAGATTGGAGGTAGATATAATTTGAAAACTCTTGATAATAAACTAAATTCTTTTTTCATTGAAGCATACAATCTTTTATGTATGGCAGACATTGTTCTGCTTCCTCTTTCCAGCATAGCTACTGTCGTACCCACAGCTGCTGATTGATTACCCTCACCTACCTGCAAGTCTGCTATTGAAGCGAATCTTTGACCTGCTTGTACTACGACGCCCATAAGTGCTAATAAAGTTTGCGATGGTTCTTTAAAAGGTAAAGTCATAAATGCATCTCTTAAATTTCCACCAGGAGCATCTACATCTCTAAATTCTCCAGGTTGAATTGACTGTGACTCATCTCTCATTTTGATACCACGCATTTTAAATCCTGCAGGTAAATTAGATAATGTCCCTGCGTCTAGTAGTGATCTTAGTGCTGATGTTGCAGTTCTAGATAATCCACCTATCATATGGATTAAACCAAAACCATAAAAACCAAGACCGGGTAAAAATTTAAAGTGAACAAAGTAACTAATTTTACTTTTAGTTATGTCACCGATTTCGTAGTTTCTTCTTATTGATAATACTTCTTTTGATGATTCTTCTATGGTTACAATGTATGGAAGTTTAATTCCTGTCGGTGTCCCATCAGCATTGGCATCGTTAAAACCATCAATGTCTAAATTAACGTGACACTCTAATAAAGTATACATCTTTTGATCTTTACCTTTTCTTGTGCCGTCAAGTTCTCTTTCTTTTTTATCTGTTTCAGACTCATTCATATAAGCAGGATTTAATTCTATATCTCGATAAAAACCACCCACTTGTTGTTTTCTTAATTCGTTTTCAGAAATTTTTATTGTGTGTATGATTGCATCTGCATCTTCTAATGATGTTGCTGTGTAAGGCACTACTAAATCATCTGCCGGTACAAATTTAGAAACAGCTCTACCCATAACAGAATCATAATAAACTTTTTTAAATGCAGATCCTGATAATGGTAAATAAAATAACATTTGATCAAACTCAGCTTCGTATTCTTTCATCTCTGACATAATCGTATAATTCATAAAATCTTTTACACGTAATGCTTGTTGTTCTTTATCTGGTGTTGGCATTCCAATAATCTGTGTTCTAACTGGACCACCTGATGGTAATAATTCTTTGTAAGCTAAAGATTGAAATTGTGTAACGGCTTCTGCTAATACGGGGTGTGTTGCACCTGATGCACCTTTAAAGGGTTCTGTTTTACTTTCGTATTTAAATCCCAATAAATCTAAACCTTGTGTATAAGATCTCTCCCAATCTTTTCTAGAAGATTTATAATCTTCATAGTTTGCAGCTAACTCTTGACCAATAGGGTCAAGAACATCATCAGGTAATAATTCTGCTAAATTTGCAAAATGATCTTTACCTTGTTCCATATTAACTTTTGATGGATCAAAATTTATATCAACACTGCCATCTTGATTCTCTTGTACTTCAACGGGTGCTTGTGGTTTTTTTTCTGTTTGTTCTAATTCTACTTTTAGACCCTCTTCATTGGGTATCGTAATAGTTTGCTCAACGTTTGGAAGAGCTTTGTCTACGTCTGCCATTTGTTTTCTCCAATCGGACCACTGTAACCTTTTTAGGTGGAAGATTCAACCCTTGCGGATTAGGTCCTCTTTTAGGTGGTGCGCCTGTTGTTAGTTTAGTTTGTTTTATCATATAATTTCATCTTCGTCATCAAAAGGTAATAGTCTGTCTAGGCCAAAAGGTAAAGATCTAGTTTCCGTTGTTTCTTCTTGAAACTCAGGTTGAATACTTGTAGTTGCCTCTGGCACATCTGTGTAATCTGGTATTTCAAGCTCTCCTCTTTTTAACTGATTTTGTTGTCTTTGTTGATAATCTGCAGCTCGTTCTGCTCTTTGTAAATCTAGACCTGCATCAAATGCGTTAGCTAAAAATATTGCTTGTTTTTCTTTTTCTGTTAATTGACCCACAGCATCTTCAGGAGCTGTTTTTAAGTTTTTTCTTTTTTGCAAGGCAGAAGAGTAATCAGAGCCGAAACCTGCATCAGCTATGTATTTTCTTTTTTGCACTGAGTCTTTTATTGGTGTTCCAAAACCAAACGTTGCAACGTTAAGTGCCATCTCTGATGGTGTTAATCCTGCATACGTATCAAGAACAACAGATGGTCCTGCAAAACCTAATTCACCAAGAGCTATTTTACCTGCACTACTAAACAAGTTTCTAGCGGCAGGAGATCTTGTAATTTCCTCACCTGCAGCTTTAACCGCAAGCGCTGGATCTAAATTAGCTCCAGCTCTCTTCATAAGTTCCTTCATTGCTCTAGGCTGTTCTTCAAAAACATCTGGAGCAACTCTTTTAGTCATATCTACTAATGTCTCTCTAGTGCCATAAGGCGTATTTTTTAATCTTACTTCTAATGTTTCTGGAACAGCGTCTAAATATTTTTTAATAACTTTTTTCTTATCAGATAAATTTTTTGCAACTTTAAAATCTGTATCAAATACTCTTCTTAAAGCATTTTCTTTCATATTATCACTAGCAGTTGCAAATTGCACATTAAACGCATTCTGTCCTCTGCCTGCAGTGTGATGAATGTGAAAAGGTGAAAATACATTTCTTTTAGTGGCACTTGTAGGATCGTATGTTTTATTTAATTTTTTATTAAATTTATCTCTTAAATCAGGGTTTTCTTGAATGAAACGTTTTTTCTCATATTCTTTTAAAGTTGATTTAGAATCTGTGCCATATAATTTTTTATTATCGTCAATATGTTTTAGTACATTATCGTAGGTAATAACTTTTGGTTTACCTTTTTTATCTAAAACATTCGTATCAATTAATTTTGTTTTTAAGGTTTCGGGAATGCTTTTTGGTCTAGTATTTTTTGGATTTAAAAATTGTATGTGTGACGTTGGTAATTTATTATCTTGATAACGAAGAGCATTCTCTATTAAATCTCTATATAACAAACCTTTTGGAGTTTTTTCTGTAGGAACCAAACCAAATATTCTTTTGCTTTGTCTAGCAGCAGTCATTTCTTTTTTTCTGGCTAATCTTACGGGATCTTTTTTAATATCCTCTGCAACTTTTCTGGCAATGTTTCGTCTATATTCTACAAATTCAGGATCTGTTTGTAATCTTTTTTTTCTTACCTCATCTCCTCTTCGTTGTAGTGTTAATCTTCTTATTTCTTCTTTTGATAAATTTTTAGTGTCTACCTTTAATCTTTTTGCTTCTTTTAAAATTTCCTTATCTGACAAATAAAATTTAATAGGACTTTTTGATTTTATCCCTAATCTAGCTCTTCTCATTTCAACAGAATCAGCTGTAGGTTTTTTACCACCTCTTAAAACATATCCCTGTTCATCTAAAAAATTTGCAAACTCTTGATCGGTCCCTGTAAAATTTTTATAAAGCTCAATAAATGTTTCGTTATCTAATTTAGATCCATTTGCAAACTTTTCTCTTTTAATAAAACCACCATTAGACATCGAACGACGTCTAGTTAAGTGAGCCATCATCTCATTGTATTCGTGGATTTTCATTAGACTCCTAATATATCTGCTAGGCCACCTTTAGCTTTGTCATCTCTTGGAGTGTCATCTAAAAACTCGTCGAGTTCATCAACCTCATCGTCTAAAGATGCAGGTTTAGGTTTAGCTGGAGCTACAATATCAAAACCATCAAACTCTTTCATAAACTCTTCTGCAGCTTCGTCAGGAGATCTTGATCCATCTATAATATTATCAAGTGCATCAAATTTATTATTGTTTCTTGTATAGTATTTATCAAAAAGCTCTAGTGGGTCTTTAGCGTCTGTGCCTGGTTGTAAATCGTTGGAGAACTGTAGATCTTCTAATTCTTTATCAGTTAAACCTATTCTTTTATCTTTAATCATAATCTGTCTAACAACAGCTCTTCTTCTACCTTCCTGCATTACATCTTTCTGTGCGCCTCTTCCTAAAGGACCAAACATAGTTTCTACAGCTTGTTTTGCTAACGACTCAGCTTTTTTTGAACCTGCTGTTGTACGTTGTAATTCTTGCATAAGTTTTCCTCTTTCACTTTTTGGATCAACGCCTTCTGGTAAACCAAAGTCATCTCTCAAAGATCCAAGTCCTTGTTCATCAACTTTTTTCTTTGTGCCAATATCAATGACATCAGCTTCAGGTTTTGGTTTTGCTGTTTTAATTTCTTTTAATCTATCTGTAACACCAAACTCTTTATTTTTAGCTTCTAGTAATCTTCTAGCGTTCATCTCAAAGTTAGCAACTTCAGATGCATTTTTATTTGATAATGCGAAAGGACCATACTCTGCAATCTTATCTTCAATCAGTTGTCTTGCTTTTGGATTATCGTAAGCGTCATCTGAATAAAGTTTGAAAGGACTGTTTTGATCTAATTGAATAGGTTTACTTACGTTCGTTCTTGTGCCAATGGCTCTGTTAACGTAATCTTTTCCAAATAATCTAATTAATAATTGTAACATAATTTACCAATAGTAACTGTATTTTTTAGGAGGTAGCTTTTCATCCTCGTAATCTTCAGGGTGAGCTATAAAACCTCCCTGTCTAAAGCGCATAACGGCTTGTGTCATTGAGTCAACCAAGTCGTCGTGATCTCCATACGGAAACGCTGCACACTCCTCAATCACCTCTTGTGCAAACTTTTCGTGTGTAGGAGCCCATATCATACCACTTTCAAATAAAGGTGCAATAGAATTTACACGAGTATGCTTATCATTACCTTTAGACGGCGTGTAATTGACAACGGGTATACCCATTGATCTTAATTCGTGAGTCAAAGGCAAACCAGATGCTTTGGCTTCAACCAACACAGTTTCTGGTTGCCAGTAATCATATTGCTCTTTTGCAAGTCTTCTAAGTTCTGGAAACTCTAATCTATCTTTATACGCATCTAATAATATTAATTGATGTGGTGTATCTTCGTTATCCTGAAACACACCCCAGGTCGTGATGGCAGAAAAGTCTGCCGTTTGTTTTTTCATAAACGCAGTATCATAAGATTGTATGACGTGCTTTAGTGGTGGTAGATAATCTTTCTCCCAAGGCTGCCACCATTCTCTTTTGATAATCGCACCTTCTTCTGATGTTGGGTTTTGCATCCACTGTGCATTCCATTTACCAACAGATAGTGATGCTTTCACACCTTCTAACTCAGGTAACTTCCAATACTCTGGCCAAACCGGTTTACCTGATGGCATAATGGCAGGAAACTCAACTACGTGCCATTGATCTGCTTTAGATGTTTTTTGTGATTGCATTAACATACCGGTTAGATCTTTTGTATTCCATCTTGTCATCACACAAACGATTCGTCCACCCGGTTGCAAACGTTGTCGTGGTCCTGATGTATACCATTCGTAGGCTCGCTCTAATGCTTGCCTGTTCATTGCGTCTTGCTCCGAGTGTGGATCGTCGATGATTAATAAGTCTGCGCCTCGACCTGTAATAGCACCCCCGACCCCTGATGCGAAATACTCGCCGCCTTGTGCTGTTTCCCATTTACCTGCAGCTTGCGAATCTTCCCTGAGCCTTGTTTGAAATACCTCTTGATACTCTTGTGAGTCGATTAAAGTTTTAGCTTTACGCCCGAACCGAATAGCTAGTTCTCCGGTGTGGGTGGTTTGTATAATTTTTAGTTTTGGATTATTCCCGATCATCCAAGCTGGCAGCAGGGAACTGGCGAACTCTGACTTAGTATGTCTTGGTGGCATATTTACAATTAGTCTTTTGATCTCACCGTTTGCCATTTGGTTAAATTTTTCTGCAATAATTTTATGGTGGTAGCCTTCAATAAAATCTGGCCACATATGTTTTACAAACGATAAAAAGTCTGATTTAATTTTGTCTATCTTTTTCTTCTCTTGTAACTGTAAGAAGGTTTTCATAAACTCCTTACGAACGTCTGGTGGTAATTTCTTTATCTTTTCTAGATCTATTTTCATTTCAAAAAAATTTTCTGCAAAATTTTTACAGGTTAATTTTGGAACCCATAATGAATTTACAGGCTATGTATCTCTAAATCAAGCAATATAGTGTGTGTTTTGGGACCCCTTTTGTCTATATACAAATTAATATTATAAATAAAAAACTATTTTAGAAATGTATTGGGACCCCTAGGCCCCCGCAGGGGGCCTAGGGTTTAGCGTTAGTCTAATAAAGTCATATATGCTTTAGGATTTAACCTACTAAATTTATCTAAATCTTTTTGCATTTTATTCCAGTCGCCTGTTTGCTCTGCCTGTTTTACACTGTCGTGTAATACTGCTTCTTCATCTGTTAACATTTCTGATTGTCCAGAAAATGGGTTAACTCTTTTTATTTTTCGTTCCGCCATCTTTCGTCCTTTCGTAGTTTCCTGTTTAACGCTTCTAACTTCTGGTCGTAGTGTGCTACCATTGCTGTGCTTACTATCCATAACAATGCACCTGCTCCACATATCACCAGTCCTATTATCATTAATGTATTCATAGTCCTATATTATCCCATTATAGATTATATGTCAAGGCCATAAATAATACCACGCAAATACTATTGCGACTGTGCCCATTAATATATAATCAAACATCTCTACACTCATTGCACTGTATATTCCGACATTTTAATCGGTCTGTTTGCTCGTCTGTATCCTTGCTGTGATACATCATAGTAAATTATATAACTATCTTCAAACTTACACTTGTTATCCCATTTAAAGTCTCGCGTTATAAACTTCGCATACTTTTTTGCATAATAACTAATTATACCTCTTGTCCCTAGTTTAATCATTTCTGCCTTTCTGTTACTTGGTATCCTATTTATAGTAGGATACCAAGTCAAGTATTAATTACTTTGTATTTGTTTTATTTTGGAAGTATCCACAACCCACGCAATACCAATCTTCTTGGTTGTAGCATCAAGAGACTTGATTAACTCTTCAGGCGTTCCGCTTTCCATAACTTGATCTATTGCTCTTGTCTTCAGGTCTTCAAGTTGTTTAAGCTTCAAGCCTTCAGGTCTTCTTCTTATTTCACGATCAACAAGTTCTCGCGCCCAGTCCTTCAGTTGCTCTTCGCAATCTGAAAGTGATAGTCTTTCCGCGTGTGTATCAAAACGATAAGAATTAAATTCTCTTTTCGTATTCTCGTTTTGTTGCGACTTCTTCTTGAAGAAGGTTCGGGCTTTGTCCCTTACTTTTTCTAAATGAGCTTCCGCCTTTCTGAACTCGTTGAGTATTTTGTCAGCGCCCATTTTCTTGGCTAACTTACCGACTATCTTCTCGGTTGCTTCAGCTCTATATTGTTTTACCAACAGTTCCTGTTCTTCAATTAAAGGGTTGAAGTTTCTTCGCACCTTAGACTTGAAGTGGTCTAGTTGATATTTTGTCATTGTTTTTGCCATATATACCTTTCTGTTAATAATAGGATTATCCTATTGACAAATGATTGTCAAGTGTATATATATTAAATTAGGACTACAGGGATAGAAATCCTGTAGTCCTTTCGGGTCAAGTGAGAGGGTGTACTAATTCCGGACAGCCTCACTTGGCCAAACTTGAGCCCTGATCCCGTCAGCTGATAAGGTAAAACGCGGGATCTGGGGTCAAGTAAGCTGGAGCAGGCTCCGTTAAATAACGCGGCTGGCTTCTTGGCCAAGCTTCAAGCAACAAGCTTCAAGCAACAAGCTTGACAATTGAGTGAATAGGATTATAAAGGAGATATGAAAGTTAGAGATGCACTACAGATTACAGGAAGCTTGAGTAAACCTTCCAAGATGCCAGGATGGGCCTACGGTCTACCAGCTAAAGAATGCAAAACAGGCGGCAAGTTACAAAAAGTTCCAGGCTCTGTCTGTTACGATTGTTATGCCCTGAAGGGCTGCTATGTTTTTAAAGTTGTGCAGCAAGCACAATACAAACGTTTAGAAGCCATCCAAAACCCATTATGGACAGGGGCTATGGCTATTATAATTAATTCTAAGAAATCAAAATTTTTCAGGTGGCACGATTCCGGCGATGTGCAGGACGAAGCTCACCTGATGAAGATCTTCGCCGTGTGTAAACTCACACCTTCTGTGAAGCATTGGATGCCGACGCGCGAGGCGTGGGTGAAAGCCTTCCTCGTGATGAAGCCTGATAATCTTGTAATAAGATTTTCAGCTCCGATGATTGATCAGCCGGCCCCTGCGAGCTGGCCGCATACTTCAACTGTTGTAAAAACTGGTCCATCTTGTCCAGCCCCTCAACAGGGAAACGAATGCGGAGATTGTAGGGCCTGCTGGGATCCTGCCGTTAAGAATGTAGCCTATGGCCAACACTAAAAAATTTGTGGCCGATAATTTTTCTGTCGATGTTTCTGGACTCAAGCAGCAAGCCACAAGCCGCAAGCGTCAAGCCCCGAGCGACAAGAGCCTCAAGCGACAAGCTTCAAGCCCCAAGCAACAAGCATCAAGCTCCAAGCCACGAGCAGCAAGCTCCAAGATTCTTTTACCCTCATAAAGTTTTATGTCACCGGAAGCAAGGGACTTGGCTAAGATGAAACTATTCTTTGGATGTCTAATATGCCAGGCTATTTGGTGTGCTGAGAAGGACAATTTTTTACTTCTACTTACTTTAAACTCAAGTGTAAAATAAAACTGGTTTTTGTTGTAACACAAAGCATCTGGCGTACCTAAACTGCTAGTATTTTCTATTCTTGTATAGATTATTTCTGGTGTGTTTTTCTTAAAATAATTGTAAAATTTTGCCTCTGGTCCCATAAGATATTCAGAGTAAGATGGGACTACAACTTCTTCTTAACTTTACCCATTCTCCAACTCTCTGTCGTCGATAACTCTAGCACAATTCTATGCGTCTCACGAGAACCAAGTATATTATTTTCCATCAGACTCATCGATATAATATCAAAATATCCATCGGGTGAATGGAACTCGCCTTGTGGTAACTTAACTTGTACTCTAGCATTCTGACAGGTTGGACTTTTTAAGAACTTCTCTAACTGCTCTGCCATTATCTTTCCGCTGATCATATTGACTTTTACTTAATCTTACTCTAAATGTCAAATATGGGAGTACCAAAAAGATTGACAGAAATGCAGCAAAAGTTTGCCCAATTATTGGTGACAAACGAAGGTAGAAAGACACCTACAGAATGTGCAATAGAGGCTGGCTATGACAAGGACACAGCATACGTTAGAGCATCTGAACTACGTAACCCAAAGAAGTATCCATTGGTTGTTAAATATATTGGTGAGATCAGAGAAGAATATCAAAAGAAGTACGACGTAGACTACGGGAAACACATAACAGAACTTGGCAAGATACGACAGCAAGCGTTAGCCAAAGGTGCTTGGTCTGCTGCTGTAAATGCAGAAGTAGCTAGAGGTAAGGCTGCTGGATTATATATTGAGCAAAAAATTATTCGTACAGGTAAGCTCGAAGATCTAACGTCTGAAGAACTAGAGAGTCGAATGAAGACAATAATTGACGAGTACTCTCCGATTCTTGAGGGTGTTGATGAAAAAGAATTAAAAGAACGAGTGCTATCAAAACCAGAATCTCCAAAAGATTCATCATAGAGTTATCTTTTCCATTTTCTTAATAATAGATCTAGGAAAACAATTTCTATCAGAGAACACAGCAGCTTCAGTATCATAACTTGAGAATGTCCAAACATACTTACTATTCTTATCAAAGATATAGGCT